TACAAGACTGGACTACCAATAGACAATCAGCAAGAACTATGGATGATGTATTTAACAAACTACCTTTTACAGATGAGAATAAAGAATTTACATATTTTAGAATGGATGACTTCTATGCATTTCTTAAAAAGAATAATTGGGAAATGGATAAAATTAAGACAGGTAATCTTTTAAAAAGATTAGATGATACTTTTGTGTCAGAAGAGAGAGTAAGAATCAAGAAACAACAACCAAGACTAATAAAAATAAAAACTATGAAACAATCAGAGGCATCTGTTTCAAAAGTTGAATACCATAAGGAGGTTTATTAATGTTAGCTAGAGCGGACCTATTAACAATGACAATGTTTACAGCGTTTTGGATCTATTTACATTTAATTACATGAACAAAATAGGAATCAATTGGAAGTTAAGATACGAGTTAGAGAGAGGACGAACAGAATTGTTAGAAACAAAAATAGATATATTAATAAGGAGATTGAGGAAATATGAAAACCATAATATTAGGCCCTCCCGGAACAGGAAAGACAACAACGTTATTAAATTTAGTCGATCAGTTCATACAGCAGGGGATTAGACCTAAACAGATAGGATACTTTTCTTTTACAAGAAAGGCAGCTAGAGAAGCAGCAACAAGAGCTGCAGAAAAATTTGGTCTTGATGCAGAAAAAGATTTAGAAAACTTTAGAACTCTACACTCTTATGCGTTTAGTCGTTTGGCTATGTCAAAAGAAAAAATGATGACAGCAGAAAACTATAGAGAGTTTGGTAAATTAGTTGGCATACCTATCAAGACAGGTAAACATTCAGAAGATGATGGCACATTTAATTCAGACAATGAATATCTAACCATCATGAACACAGCTAGAGTTAAACGTATGGACTTATTAGAATACTATGACTCTAGACAAAACATATTAGATATTGAAAGAGATACTTTGTATTTGTTATCTGAAGAATTAAAACGATACAAAAAAGAAAAAGGACTCAAAGACTTTACAGATTTATTAGAAGATTATATTGCGCAGGAAACTAAACAAAGTTTTGAAGCATTGTTTATAGATGAAGCACAAGATTTATCTTTAATACAGTGGGATATGGTTAGATCATTGTGGGCTAATGCAAATAAAACTTACATCGCAGGTGATGATGACCAGGCAATATTTAAATGGGCCGGTGCAGACGTAGATCACTTCATAGCTTTGAAAGAAGAAGTTAATGACATTAAAGTATTAGATCAATCTTATAGAATACCAGGTGGACCCATACATGAACTATCACAAAAGATAATTAGTAAAGTACAAAACAGATTTGATAAAGATTACAAACCAAGAACAGAACACGGCATACTAAAAAGATATTCTGATATAACACAAGTTGATATGTCTAAAGGTAATTGGTTAGTATTATCATCTGCAAATCATTTTCTTGATGATGTAAAAGACTTATGTGAGTTACAAGGTTGGTATTATCAACACAGGGGTATGAACTCTGTGCCATTAAAATTACTCATGGCTTTAAATAATTGGGAGCATTGGCGTAAAGGTAGTCAATTAAATAATGTAGAAATAAAAAACATATATCAATATTTAGGTGCAAGTGTATTACCTGGTTTCAGA